GCGTCGACCTCGACGATGTTGGATGCCTCGACCTTGAGCATGCTCGTCAAGATGCGGGCCAAGGTCGTTTTGCCAGTACCACTGCCTCCCGTGAACAGGAAGGCGTGGGGCAAGGCCTTTGCGTCGAGTGCTCCGCTCAGGGATTTGACTACCTCATCCTGCCCCACTACTTGCTGGAAGCTCGTCGGGCGATATTTGACATGCAGGGGTTCCGTTGAAGCTGGGGTTTCCGTCAATTGTTTTCTCATGGTCACTTTCGTTGTGGGTTGGTGGCGAGGACTTTGCCAGCTCTTCATCCTCGTCTTCATAGAACCATGCGGCCATCAAATAAAACCACATGGAATGCTCGCGGCCTTCCAGGAACCAGTACTCAGCCCAGCACGTGTAATGCTCACTGAGTCGAGGTACCCGTTTTTTGGCCATGATTTATTGATAGGGGTTTTTGAGCTTAAACAGTTCGTTGCTCCTATATACCTTGACTTCCTCAAGTTCATGCCAAGCCACCCCGATCTTGGCCTCAACCACCAAGGGCACGTTGATGTAATTAAACCGGTGCCGGCACATCTCCGTGGCAATGGTATCCATCTTGGCGGTCATGGTCTGGTCGCTGACGAGGAAGGTCAAGTCGTCATGGACATTGAGGGCTGGTTGCAGCTCGGGGTCGTCGCGCTCGTAAGACAGCTCACTGACGGCGCACATGGCTTCCAAGACGATATCGGCCGCGGTGCCTTGGATGGGCATGTTGATAAGCTCGTTCTTGGTCATGGCCCCACGACGACGGCGACCACCAAGAGTCTCGACGTACAGGTTTCTCTCGTAGCCTTTGATCAACTTGTCTTGCCAGACCTTGGTGGCTGAGAACTCGTCCCAGAACTCGTCGTACAGCTCCTGACCTACCCAGTCGGGCAGGTGGAGGTTGTCGCAGCAGCCACGGAGACTGGAACCGAAAAGCTGGGGGAACACCCACATGTTCTTCATTTCCTGACGCAAGGTCTTCAGGCCCTTCTCGTCCCAGTCAAGACTGAATGCCTCGACGATGTAGTCTTTCTGCTGCGGGTAGATGTCAATAAGACGCTCAGCCCAGTGTTTGTGCACGTCGTAGCCAGTCCAGCAGGCTTTGACGATAGCCGGGTCTTCGCTGGCCATGCCCACGACCCGGAACTCGATCTGGCCATAGTCCATGGCCATCAAGCCACCATTCCGCAGCGAGCAAATGATGCCCCTGATCTCCCGGCTCTTGCGAGACGGCCAGTTCTGGATGTTGGGGTCCTCAGCGTTGAGGCGACCAGTCACCGCCACCATGGAGCCATAAGTAGGCCGCACATAGCCATCCGGGCAAACAATCTTGCGGTCGAGGATGGGCTGTACATAGGTGCTCAATAGCTTGGCCACTCCCCGGTGCTCAAGGACGAGCGGAGCACTAGGCACTTCCTGTGGTGGGATTTTGGACAGGGCATCCTCGCCACTAGTCCACGTCACGGCCTTGGTGCGTGGGTCTTCCACCCTGACCTCTGAGCGCTCGCAGACCTTGCGCATCAGGTCAAGTACGTGGTCGGGATTGGTGGGGCTGAATGTACCGAACTGGGTCGTGTACTGCTTGACTTCGGGGCAGCGTTGGATTTGAGCCGACAACTTGGATAACCGCTCCTCAAGCTGATGACCCTGCTGCTTGGCGTACTTGAAGTCAACTGGCAGGCCTTTGGCTGATGTGAGCACCAGTGTGGGAGCCAGCCTTACTTTCCGATTGTACTCAGCCAGGTACTTTGGGTTGGCCTCGACAAGGGGCATCTTCGCCGCCCGCAAGCCGTCCGTCCACTTGGTGTCCATCCCGTTGTACCTGAGCACTTGGGTGAGTGGGTAGTCAAGTAGTCGGGTGACTTCCAGGTTGCTCTGCTTCTTGATGTCGAAGCCAAAGGTAATCAGGGTCTGGTGGCCAAGGCTCTTGGTGCCCGGCCGCTCGTCGAGCGTATGGCCAATAGCCATAGTGTCGTCCCACTCCGTTCGTCGGAGCACGTCGGCTCCCAGGAAGTAGTTAAACCACTCCAGCTCCATTGCCAGGTGGTGGGCGGCCTTGCGCCCACTCTCCATCAAATAGTCGCCTAGGAGCCCCATAACGCGCTTCTGGCGTGCTTGGGTGCCCCAGCCCTCGGGATGGTCAACTGGGAAGGCTACAGTGCGGTTAAAGGTGCCCACTGCCACTGTCCAGATATGCGGGTTGGACATAAAGTGTGGGCGCAGTCCGTTGGTCTCAACGTCGACCGCTGAGTTCTTGGCCTTGGCCAGCTCGTGGAATGCGTCTTCCAGCCGCTGCATGTCTCCCGGCTCTTGACCGGTAATCAGCTCAACGCCTTGGTCATACGGCCCGGTGACGACGTGTGGGGTAGTTGGTACCCTGACCCAGTCTTTGATGAAGTTGATGTCGTTCCTGGAGACCAGTTCATGCTCACTGGTGCCGAAGCGGTTCTTGCCCATGTAGGCCGGGAAGGCCAGGGAGTAGTACCAGCAAGTGTGGGTGCCTATCCTGACCGGGACCATGGTGCCCCGATGCACGAAGGCGCCACCCGTTATGCCAGTTGCCCAGTTGAGGGGAATGTCGCCGATGCCGACCACGACCAAGGGCTTGGTGGCCTCAATGTCAGCCACGACGCGGAGCCGACAGCACTCAATTTCGATGAGGGTCTGGTCACCTCGACATTGAGTCACGTAGCCGGACCTGACCTCGTTCCGCATGAAGGCTTTGCCGAACTTGTCGTAAAGCTCGTCACCCATCTTCCCGGCCCAGTGCTCCCCAGCCTCGTCGTCGGCTTCATTGGGGTTGGTGCCAAGTAGGTAGACGCTGGGGCGCTTGACCCCAGTGGCTTCCATCTTGGGGTGGGCCAGCTTGGTCGCATCGGCGTTCCTGGGGCAGACGGAGCATCCCATCGACTGCAGGCTCTGGATGGGGATGCGGTCCCGTTTGAGGGTCTTGGCCTTGGCCGGCTTCTTGGCCACCTCGTCCCGGGTGGAGTTGAAGTAGAAACCCATGATTATTTGCTGCAGTAGGCAATGACGTGGACGAACTGAAGGTCTTTGTCAGTCACGGTCAGGGCCGTGGAACTGAAGGCCATATGGGTGCAGACTTTGCTCGTCCTCAAAACAAGGCCAGGATCGAGGTAAAACGGCTCAGGCGGCGCGAGGGTCGTCGCTTGCTGGTCCCCTGAGTGGGGCAACACATCCTCCGCGTCTCCCAGGTTAGAACTTGAGCTCAGGCGCAGGCTTTCGGAATTGACGGTGATCTTGGTGACCTTGTCGACCTCAGTCGTAAGCACCAGCAGTGCCCGCTCGAAAGCAGCTTCCCACTGGTCGGGGATGACCTCGATGCTGTCAGCCAAGATCTTGAGCTTGGCGTGCTTCTCAAACTTGGATTCGAACTCGAGTGGCTCAAGGTCAACGAGAGTCTTGGTGCTCAGCGTGGCTTCCTCCCCCAACTTGACGACCAAGAGGCCGGGCAGCACGTAGAGGTCTGGTAGTGCGTCAGGGAACGCTTTGCTCAGACTGACCAGCTGCTGGCAGAAGAAGGTGGGCAGGATGACGGGAGAGTCACCGGGCAGTTCCACCTTGGCCTTGGTCTTGTAGCGGCTCAGGGTGTAGTTGTCGGTCGAGTAGAGCACCGCGTGACCACTGGGTAAGCAGTCAAGAGTGACGCCCATCTGCGCAGGATGGGTCGGGTCATTCCCCACACTCAACAGGCAGCGCTCAAGTCCGCGCAAGGTATCCTTGTCCAGCTCGATGACTGGCACCTTCTTGAGACTCGGTGCCTCGAAGGGGAACTGCTTGGTCTCAAGGCTCGGCAGTTTGATCTTGGACCGACCACTGCTCACGACCACAGTTTGGTCGACTTCTTGGACGCTAATGTTCTCAGTGGCGAAACTGCTCAGGGTCTTGGTCAAGAGGTCACCGGGCAGGCAGAGTGACCAGTCAGGCTCTACCTTGACGCTGACGGCGGAGATGTCGTTGTAGGCGGTGGCCACCTTGTCATGGAACTTGATGTGGGTCAGGGCCGGGATATAGGCCTGCGTGGCCAGCGCCGGCTTGACCAGGTTGAGTGCCATCAAGAGTTTGTTGCGGTGAATGCTTGTTTTTTCGGTCATGGCTTTTTTCCAGGATTGAGGAGTTGAGGGTGGCGAGAGATTTATACGCCTTCGGGTAGTCGTGGAAGCTGAGGAGCCCGTCCCGGACATGGGCGAGCGCTACGCACTGCCCCATCCAGAGTGGGGCGCTACCGAGGGCTGGAATGACTTTCATTTGTCTTTGCGGTCGCGGAGCCGACGCCGGTTGGAAGGCTTCTCCGGCAGGATGAGTGGCTTCTTCGCCTTCATGAAATCGACGAAGCTGCACAGCAGAAACCTTTGCTCACCTTTCAGCAGGCCAAGGGAGTAGCCGCTGTTGCCTTCGAGGTCGGTGCCTCCTTGTACAAGGAATATGCGCATGGCGTCACCAGATTGTTGAGCGCACAATGCGGTCGCGCTTGAAGGGCACGACCCCCTTCTGCTCGCTCACCTTGCGGAAGTAGATGACGTTGCAGACGGCGCGGTGGTAGTAGTCGGCGGCCACTTCCTCGAAGGTCTTACCACACTCCTTGAGCCAGCGGTCAAGGACCGACCGCATGGCCGACGACATGGTGTTGGCTGCTTTGCCACCTTCGCTCTGCTTCGGATTGCTCGTTGAGACGGTCACGGTCGACGGAATCTGATCAAAGACAAATTCATTGTTGACCATGGCCGGCAAGTAGATAGCTCCGTTGGCCGTGATCTTGATCCAGGTCGTCGAGTCGACGCTGTACCACGGGTAGCGGAAGATGAGTGGTATCGAGGTCATACCGAAGCCGTGAGTCTTGACGACGGGCATTCCTTTGGCATCGGTGATCTTGAGGAAGACGGAGTCAAGCCAGCTCCTGCGCCTGACTGAGTCAACGCCGACTAAACCACCAAGGCCGATGTAGTCACAGCCGTACTCAAGCATGCGATCTAACCACTCCCAATCCTCGCCGATATGGTAGACGGGGATGGGCGACAGGCCTTCATTTTTCATGTACAGGAAGTTGTCCCAAGACTGTCGCGCGCCTTCGTTGCGCTCTGCTTTGGTCACGTCGCCACCTGGCTTGCCTGCGATCACGTCAAGGTTGGCGTACACCTCAATGTGGTCAATGTTGGCCCGGATGAAGGCGCAATACTCGTCCAGGTCAATCTGGGTGCCCCGGCTCCAGGCAGAGAAGGCCCCGGAGTCGAGGAAGAAGCGGAAGTCGTTAGGAGTGATCATGCTCTTGCTCACGATTGAAGTAGAGGCCACCGAGAAGAAGGAACGCAGGCAGGTCCGCAGGTGACCTTCCAACATGGCCCGCATTGCCCACGGGCTCGTGTCAGAGCCACCAAGCAGGACCATTACCGCATCCCGCAGATGGCCAGGAACTCGGCCCTTGCCGACGGCTTGGTTTTGATGGCGCCACGCAGAGCTGAGGTCACGGTAGTAGACCCCTGCTTGTTGACGCCACGGCTACACATGCAGAAGTGCGTGGCCTCGAAGATGACGCCAACCCCCACCGGGTCAAGAACGTCCTGGATGGTATCGGCCACCTGGTTGGTCAAGCGCTCCTGGACCTGGAAGCGGTGGGCAAAGACGTCAACCACCCGGGCCAGCTTGGACAGGCCCACGATGCGCTTGTCGGGGATGTATGCCACATGGGCCTTGCCGAAGAAGGGAGCCATGTGGTGTTCGCAGTGACTGTAGAACTGAATGTCCCTGACCAGCACCATCTCGTCCGTGCCCTCAGCGCCGTCCTCGAAGGTCTTGAGCACGTCGGCGGCGGCTTGCCCATACCCTTGCGTCCAATGGCGCCAAGCCTTGACCACGCGAGCCGGAGTCTCGCGCAGGCCCTCACGCATTGGGTCCTCACCCAGATTGCGGAGCAGTGATGTGATGAGGCCTTCGCAATGATGGTCACTGAAGGCCCGGTCAGAGTCCGGGATGCTCAACTTCACTGCGGTCATGCTTGCATCTTTTTCATGGCTGCGAACTTGAGGTCTTCCAGACGGCGGCGCTGCTTGACGACCTCGTCATAGATGCTCTCGATCAAGCTCAGGTTGGCGTAGTTGGCAGTGGTGGGCAATGCCATCTTGCCTTCCATATAGGCACGGACGACCAGTGGGTCCGGCCACTCGGCCTCGACAAAGCTCTGAGCACGAAGGACTGAGGCATGGTCCTGACCAGTCGGTGGGTACAGGCCATCGTAGGCCGTGTGAGTCCAAGCCAGCAAAGGCAAGTCACCATGGTCTGCCATTTCCACGATGGCCTCGGACTTGGAAATATGCATGAGTGGGGTCACAATGCGCAAGTGGTCAAGACCTAGTGCTTGATTGATGGTCTGCTGTTGAGCATGAATGAAGGGCTCCCGGCAGTCCGGGTAGTTGGCGTTGTCGGCTTGACAGACGCCGGTGATGATGGTGTCGGCGCCTTGGCAGACGGCGCGGTTTGCTGCCAGCGTCAGGAACAGGGCATTGCGCATGGGCACAAACGTCTTCTCGACGCGGTTGCCGATGATGGAGTCCATGGACTGAAAGTCCATGTAGGTCTCCAAGGTCTCGCTCTTGTTGGTCAGCGGACTGGTTCCGTTGAGGATCGGGCCGACCTTGAGGATCTCGTGACGCTCGACGCCACAGAGCAGGGCCACGTCAGAGGCGGCGAGGATTTCCAGTTCATGGCGTTGACCGTAGTAGAAGGTCAGGGCCTCGACCTGGTAGCCCTGACGCTGTGCCCATACCAGACAGGCCGTGGAGTCTTGTCCACCAGACAGGACCACGATTGCTTTCTTGCTCATGTTTTCGCTCCTAAAGAAAAAAAAGAATGGGGCCCGCGAACAGACTACGCAGGCCCCACGATTTACCAAACGGTGACTTGGCGCCCAGTTGTTACTTGAGCAGCTTCTTCGCCTTCAAGATGGTCAGGAACTTGTGGCAGTCCACGAAGTTCAGCTTGAGAGTGTTGTCCTTGAAGTCAAGGCCTTCCTTCTTGAGGAGCTTGGCAATCTCGGCCTCGTCAGCGTCGAGGTTCTCGGCGATGAGTTCCTTGATGCGCTGGCCAATGCTGACGCCTTCGTTGCTGGCGCGCTTGGCCTTGCCGTCTTTGGCCGGCTCTTCGTTGGCTTCCTCGGTCTTGCCGCGACGGCCACCTTCTGCCTTGCCTTCTGCCTTGCCTTCGGCCGCCACGGGAGTCATGGACTTGACGCGGTCAACGGCAAATTCCTGGTCCTGGCCGTCAACATCAATGACCACGATTTCGTCGTCCAGCTCAACAATCTTGCCAGTCACTTCCTTGTCACGCTTGGTCACCAGCTTGACCACGGTGCCCACCTTGACCACGTCGGCCTCGGGTTCGTCGGACTTGCCTTTGCCCTTGTCAAGGTTGAGGACCTCAATGGACTCGATGCGGTCGACGCCGATTTCTTCTTCGTCGCCGTTACCCAGCTTGACCACAATCACCTCGTCGTCGGCCTCGACCACGGTGCCCGTGAAGTCTTTGCCACGCTTGTTGGTGATCTTCACCATCATCTTGACCTTGACGGCGGTGGGCTGGATGGTCGTGACAGCTGGTGCGTCATCGCTGGAGCCACGGCGGCGGGTGGTCGGCTTTTCTTCCTCGTCGGGTTCCTCACCAGACATGACGGCGAAGTCCCAGGGACCTTTCTTGTTCTCGGCCTTGAGGTCGCAGGCTTCGTTGAACCAGTCCTTGGCGTCCTGGCTGAGGGCTTCCCACTTGGCATCGGACAGCTCGTGGGTGGCCTTCATCACACGCAAGCAGAAGTCTTGTCGGCTCTCGCCTTTCTTCTGGTCGTCAACATCACCTGCCTTGAGCAGTTCTTTTTTCACGTTGGGCATTCAAAATCTCCGGTTGGGTTAAAGCCACATTGGCTAATCAATTATACAGAGGCGAGCAAAATTACCCCTGCTTCGGTGGCCTAAAGTAGTCCACCACCATCTGCATGACGTCGAGGTTCGCAGGGAGCCCCAGCATCTTGCAAATTCTTTCACTGCCACCAGTCTTGCAGCGGGCGTCTTGCCCGTTCCAACTGGACAGTGCTATGTCCATGATTTCGGTCGGTGCGCTGAGTAAGAGGTTGAGCACCATCAAGACCTCACGTGGTGCTTGTCTCAGCATGACGGCCAGCTCACCGTCATTGGTCAGCTCACCAACGCCGTCCGGAGCTTGCTCGTCGTCCTCGGCTCCGGACGTAATGAACCGGCCGTCTGAGTCAGCGACAGAGAAGCTGGTGAACTGGTGGGTCCACGCAGTCTTGAACAAAGCCATAAAGTGCTTGGGCTCTTCCACGTACCAGTACTTGGCCTTGCAGCGGAGGAACACCAACTGGGCCTCCTGCATAAGGTCCTCCCACGGGAGTGAGCGCTTGACACGCCAATAGTGTTGGCGGCAATAGTTGACGGTCCAGCCCTCAAGTGGGCCGGCGAAAACGGGAACGTAGACCATGGCTTCTCCTCATTCAACAAAGGCAGCACGACGGGAACCGCGCTGGGACTGACTAGGACGAGCTTTGGGCTCGTTTTGGGCTTCCGGTGGGGCAGAGTCACCCTCATCGAAAGAAATGCGCCTGCGAGCACTGGATTTGAGGCCGGCCGTGACAGGTAGGTGGATGGCCTTGCCTGCCTGCAGGTCGGCCAACAGTTTCTTGATATCGACCTTGAAGATTTCATGCGAGACGGGAGCCACCCAGCAGTCAACGCCGTCCGTTACTCCGACGACGTCAGAGTAGCCGGGCACCTGGTAAATCTTGACATCCCGGTTCCTGTGCTGGTCATGGGTAGAGGCAAGATGTCGACAGCCACCGAAGTGGTTGACGAAGTAGGAATTGAAGCGGCTCATTTGATGGCTCTCAGTTGCTTTAAGGAATACCACTGACCTACCTTCATCTTTTTCAAGGCCCCATTAATTGGTCGCGGGTCAATGCGTGGAACTCTGGCTCCCTCTGGCCAGCGGTCGTTCCATTCGATACAACGTCGCAGCGCTTTACTGGGTATTTCTGCGAAGCTCCCCACTTCTTTGTCCGCAGGGCAGCAAGGAACGGACCAGTGCGACCCGTTCCACCATCTCCAACTAATCTGGGTTTGCCTTGTGCTCGCGTTCCACCAGCCGACGAAAGGTGGTGGGCCTGACTTCCACTTGATGGTCTTGGTTGGTTTTTTAGACATGATGCTCTCCTCAAAGTGATAACGCGAATTCCCTGACTTCCTCGAACGTCATATTGCCACCATCGCCGGCACCGAATGGAACCGGCAGAATGGTGACCTGACCGAGAAAGCGTAGTTGCTGTTTGAGCCTCATCGAGTCGACAATACCAAGCCGCTTCTTGGTATCAAGCATGACGACGATGCGCTCAAACTTACCCACGGCTGCTTGGAGCAAGAAAATTTGCTCTTCGCTGACCGAGTTGGTCGATAGGCCGACAGACCGGATGTGGTAGGGTTTGCCGTAGAAGTCGACCTTGAGCACATCGAACGGCCCTTCCTGAATGACCAAGGCCTTCCCACCACTGTACATGGCGTCATGGTTGTAGAGAGTCTGCTTCGGTGGCACGAGGCAGTCCTCGACCTCAAGGTCCCGATACCTGATTCGAGACGGGGCAATTGCCCGGGCCGTCCAGGTCACCAGCTCACCGTCAAGAAAGTAGGGAAGAAGCACGCGGTCCTGCCAAACGGTTCCATGCTCACCAGCTAACAGGCCGTAGTTGTCGGCAACGAATGGTGAGCCATATCCGGGATGGAAAAAGCCACGGTCAATCAAATAGTTGAAGCAGAATTTGGTGCTGCCAGTAGGCTTGATCTCCCGGCCAGGCATTTCGAGGAAACGCCGGGACTGGTCGAACTCGTGGGTGCCTGCAATGGAACGGCCAAGGACCCGGGCAGCAATGGCGTCGAAGCCTTCTGGGTCGACGAAGGTAGAGTCAAGCCCGGCTGCTTCCCTCGCCGCTCCGTAAGGAAGCCGGAGCAGCTTCATCAAGAGACGGATGGGACTCTTGCCTGAGTGCTGCTGTCTGTTCCGCCAGCATGACCACCAACCAGTCTCAAGGTTGAGGCCCATGTGCTTGGATGGGTCGGCACTGCCACAGAACGGGCACTGGATGGCCAGCTCTCCCCGTTTGACGTTGGGTCCTGACTCAGCGAAAGGCACGCGGTGCTCCGTCAGGAGCCGCCGCCAATCAATGGCTTTCATGGTCAGTCCGAGCCTTTGGCGTCACTCAGGCCAGTAACGATTTCATCGAGCGTGTCAATGTTGAGCACGTCATCTGCCCATGAGTTGAGGTCATAGCTGAGAGAGTGCAAACTGCTGGCCACTTCTTCCATGGTCTGGCCGCGCTCGGTTGCCTTGCCACCGTCCGTCAGGTTCTCGTAGGCATCGGATTCCTCTTGCCCAATGTCTTCAATGTCAGTGGCGAGGTCTTCAATGACTCCGCTGACGGACTCTTTGAAGGCTTCCATCTTGACCTTGAGCTCCTCAACTTGCGTGATGATTTTGTCAATTGCCTTACGGCGTTGCTTGTTCATTTGATGCTCCTAAAAACACCGGTTGGGTTTAGCCGGCAGTGCCAGTATAACCCAAATCTTTGTAAAGATTACGCCAGTAGCAAATCTTTCTTTTTGAACCGCCCGTTAATGACCTGGGAATGGAAGTCAATGCCGGCCTCTGCGTTGTCAATAATGCCCTTGTCCAGACTGCCCACTGCTTCCAGGTCATACACAAAGGTACGTCGCTTCTGTCCGCTTCTGTGGAGCCGTTTAATCAGCTGACGTCGAGAGTCAGGTGGAGTCGGTGACTCATAGATGACAAGGTACCGGGCACAGTCTTGCAAGCCGTCGTTGCCAGTACCGCCAGCTTCACTGTTCATGACCATGACCCGGCACTTTGTGTCATGTAGGAAGCTCTGACGAGCTGCGGACTTGTCTTTGGTGCCGCCATAGAACCAGACGTAGCCAAGGCCCATTGACTTGATACGCTCGACGATGAGGCGGCCCGTCTCCGTGTAGTCGTAAGCAATGACGATTTTGGAATCCCCCATTTCGTCCACCAACTGCTCTACTGCGTCCAGCTTGGGGTTGTCTTTGAACGGGAGCAAGTGGTCACCGTGCTCGTCTTTCCAAGCCAGGTAGCCACTACTAATTTGCCTCATCCTCAACCAGTTCGCGTCCAGGTTCTGGATGACTCCGTTGGCGTTAATAAGGCCCTCCAAAGCACGCAGGAAGTGTTGGCGTTGCTCATCACCCATCCTGATGGCATGGCGGCGCTGGGTAAGTTTTGGTAGGTCCTGGACCTCAGTCTCGTCGTAGCGAATGCTCCGGTGCTGGAGCATGTCGTTGAGGAGCTTGTCCGCTTTCTTGTCGAAGGTATAGATGGTGCCCTTCCATGGGTTCATCTTTGCCTGAAAGAAGCCGGCTCTGAACAAGCCAAGGTTGGGGCCGAAGGTCTCGCCACGGTCAACGAGAAAGAACTGAGCCCACAAGTCCTCAACGTCTTTGCCAAACAAGGTGCCGGTGTTGGCGTAGCAGTAGTCGGCAGTCTTGGTAAATGGGTCGAGGAGATGGAACCAGAGGTTGTTGTGGTTGCTGAGTTTGTGGCTCTCGTCAAGGTCAATGAACTTGTAGGTCCGCTGCAGGTGCTTAATTTTCTTGTCATCCCTGACGAGATCGTACTTGGTCTTGGATGAGTACTTGCGGGTTGAGGTAGCCAAGGTGAAGCCCTGATAGTCAACTAGGGTGACCTCACCTTTTGGGTAGGCCAATGCTTCCCACTTGGCTTCCGTATCGCTGACCTTGACGGGACATGGCTCAAGGTCTGAGTGAAGAGCAAGGCCGTCCATCCACGAGTCAATGTTACTGAGCCTTGGTACCATGACGCAAGCCCGGTCAATTTTCTTTTCGCGGATTCTTTGCGTGATGAGGTCGGCCACAATCTTTGACTTGCCCAGCCCCATGTCCAGGAGGAACAGGAACTTGGGCTGGCAGAGCCCGATGTAAAAGCAGACGAGCTGGTGGAGCCATGGTTCGGTCTTGAAAACTGGCTTGACCTTGAAGCTGGCCAACTCACGCAGTATCTGCTCACGCAAGAGGGCTTTCATCCACCGGAAGTCGTCGAGGTCCCGGCTCAGGTACTCACGGACTGCTCCTCTTGCCAGCTTCATCGCATCCACTCGTTTAGGAAGTCCCAGGTCTTGCGGGTCTCAGCGCTGGCCCGGCAGTAGTCGCAGGTCTTGAGGCCCTTGGCTCTGTTGAGGGAGCCGAGTACCCGACCGCAGGCGCAGTGGTTCCGGTCATATGCTTCCCGGCGTTGTCGCTTGCGCTCCTCAGCCTTTTGACGTCGTTGGTCTGCCACGGCCTTGCGCCGGGCCACTTCTTCTGGTGCTAGTCGACGAGGCATGTCAATCCTTTCCGCGCTTGGCGCCCGCGTTGCGTTTCTCCTCCATGAGGTCCCAGTAGTCGCCACGGATGAGGTAAGAGTCAAGCACGAACTGACCAATGGAGTAGGCTTGGGTAATGAGGACCTGCATCTTGCTGGCCTCGTTCCTCGCCTTCTCAGCGTAGAGCCGGGCTAGCCCCAGCTTGTGTTCGGCTGGTGTCTGGCTATAGGTCAGGAGCGTGTCAGCGGTGGCTAGAAGACTGATATCCTCACTAATCATGTCTCCGGTCACCAGTGACGCCGATTCGGCCTCCCTGTTACCCTGAGCCACTATGACCATGGCTGCGTTCCGGTTGATGGCAATACCACGGAGCCCTTCCCCCAACGCCCCCAGTTCAATGCGCAGGTTCTTGGAGTCAAGGGTCATCAGCTTGGGGTAGTCGATGCAGATGAGGTCGGGAGTGAACTTCTCGAAGCGCTCAAGGCCATCCAGGTAGGCATTGAGACCGGCCAGATCAAGCTGTCCGGTCGGGAACTGCTTGATGCGTAGCGGAGGCCGTCGACTGAACTCGCGCTTGGCCTTGGGCACAATGTGCTTCTTGATATCGGCATCCTGCATGGTCTTGCGACTGATCTTCTCCTGAATGATATCCTGCAGGCCACCGTCATTGGTGTGGACGAGTCTTGACACCTTGACCTCGCTCTCCCTGCGACTGATGGAGAAGAAAGACTGGAGCATCCTGGCCGCGTACCGCCGCTCACTCATTTCCAGCGTGACGATGACTACTGACCAGCGCTGCATCATGGCCTTCTTGGCAATGTGGGTAATGCCCCATGACTTGCCACGACCACGGGGAGCCACAAGCCCGAACAGTTCCTTGCGACGGGGAATGATGCCTTGGCGGTCGAACTCCTCGATGCCCAGTTCGAAGCCTTCTTCCTCTGGTGCATCCATGACCAGTGAGACGGAACCCGGACTCGACAGGTTCAAACCGCCTTCAAAGGAAATGGATTGACTGGCAAGGCCCTTCTGTAACTCGACTTCAGCCTGCTCAATACGTCCATCCTCGATTGCCTCAACGGCCCTGATGACGGCATCCTTCAGGGTCTGCTGCCTGACGAACTTGTGGAGCTGGCTGACGACGTAGTCGCCATTGACTGACCCACGAGCTGAGTACAGGTTGTCAAGCAGCATCTTGTAGCTGCTAGCCTTCCTCGTGTCCTCACCAGTCAGGATGCCTTCCAGGTGGTCCGGCAGATGCTCCTTGATGGCCTCACCGTACTGGTCAATGAAGTCGATGGCATGACCGGCAACTTCACGGAAGACGGATGACTCGAACAGTTGGGGAGTGACGGCGGCCCGGATGAGGCTGCAATTGACGTCGTCGAAGCAAAGCAGGCAGAGGATATTTTCCTGCAGGGCTCCGCTCAGTTTTTCTTCGTTATTCATCAGAGTACATACGCGTGGTTTTGAACCAGTGCCTGAGCCTGCGGTTTTTTGTAGTAGCGGTCACCGGGACTAAACAGGTCCGTCGCCACCCGTTTCAAGGCATCTCGTTCCGAGATAGCTTGGATAACGTGGACCACGATCGAGTGGCTCTCGCGGTTGCCCCGCTTGGGCACTTGGGTCACTAGAAAGGGTTTGATTGTCATGATTGGCTCCTCGTTAATTGCTCAAACGCCGACACCATGGACTGGGTCGGGTCAATGTCGTATTGACTCAGGGCTTGATAGAACTTGCGCTTGTCAAACCCACCCACATATACGGGCAGTCTGGTGGTTACCGGGAACTCGGCGTGAGGCAGTTTGATGATGGCCAGGTTCCGGTCAATGATATCTGCGTGTTTGGCCCGCATGGTCCTCATCACTGCCGGGTCGAAAACTGCCTTCTTCGCAGTGACCGGGCCAACCTTGTCAATACCAGCCACGTCATTGTGGGTACCAGTGAGAGCAGTCGTCAGCATGAACTGAGCCGGCGTCATGCCCTGCTTCTTCATGAGGGTCGCCGCCGTAATGGCTCCCAGCAAGTCTTTGGTGTAGATGGAAAAGTTGGGAGCAGTCAAGAGCTGGTACAGGTCACTGTCATTGCTGGCCGCGTAGATGTGCTCAAAGCGGTGGCGGTATTGCTTGACGCAATGGGCCACGAGGTCGTCACTCTCAAACCCAGGGACTCCCCAGATGGTCAGGCCACAATCTTGGAGCACTTGCGTGACGAGGGTCATAGACTGATTGAACATCTTGAGTAGCTCGTCGTCAGCTCGGGCCTTCCTCAGCTTCTTGTACTCGGGGTAGGTCTTGCTCCGCACGTAAGGCTTGCGGTCTGAGCAGATGGCCACATGGGTGGCTCTGGTCTCCCTCATCATCTTCGCAAACGTCGTCAGGAAGCCGTATAGACCGCCCGTAAACACTCGCCGGCTAGTTAGCAAGGGATGGGCCGCCGCCGCTCTGTAAACCTGGTATGAGAGGTCTACGGCGAGGAGGATGTTACCGTCTCGACGGTGAGCTGTCATAGCATTTAATTTCATTAGAGAGCACTTTGTACAGGACGAGACTTGGTAGTGTCTTGTAAGGGCGGGTGACTCCGGCGGCAATGGTCGGCGTGGCCTCGACGAGGGCATCGAAGTAGACCTGCGACGGGTACCAGAGCACAGACTTGCCAATAAACTGGGCCGGGGCCTGCTCCCTGAGCTTGTCCAGAAGAAGCCGGCGTTCGTGGGGCGCCAGCTTGGGCAAATAGGCTTCGTACCACCGGACTGGTGCCGTCAGCTCGATGAAGCCGTACTTGGCAGACATGATGATGACTTTGCGGCAGCGTTGGGCCGCGTGACGCATCATCAAAGAAAACGGCCCCCCCATGTAAAGGGTTACCGGCGTGAGACCACCCGGCCGCTTCCTCGACGTACAGGGAATGACCCCGACGTCGTAAGTCCTGGGAGTCATTCCACGCCGATGAGTTTGTGGATTTGCAGGCTAAGCCGGTAGCCAAATTTCAAACACACATCTCGGGCGTGGTCCTGGTTGGCTTGGTTCTTGACAGGATCGTAGTCGTCACGAGGGCTCACCCAGATGGTGTTATGGCGTGGATTGGCTCGGAAGATGGTCTGGACCTTGTCTTTGGTCGCCATCTGAGTGCCTCGGTTAGGGAGCCCGTCAGCTTCGCTCGTCTCACCAGCGGCCACGATGTACTTCCAATGGCGAGTCAGTTGGCCAATTAGTGGATGCACGGAAGGGGTTTTTGGACTACAGACGAGCACTACGGAACCAGTGCTCACGAACCCAGTCAGTTCGGGTTGCCAAAGAGTGCCAGCGGTTTCAATTTGAATCAGCTCAGTGCCGGATTCAAAAAGACGAGTCACCAGACCAAGCAGGTTTTGACGCATTGGCTCGCCACCAGTCAAGACCACGAACTTGCGCTGAGTCTTTGTCAAGGTCGCGATGAGAGTATTCACGAGGGCGTCCGTGTCTTTGTAAATTTCCGCCATGGTCTCGAACTCAGTGTCGCAGAAGTGGCAGGCCAGGTTACACCCGGCAAGGCGAATGAACAGGGCCGGCATCCCCGAATAGGGACCCTCGCCTTGGATGGTGTAGAACGTGCTCTGGATGGCGAGTCGCTTCGGGTCCGTTTCGGCCGAGCGGATGGGGTTTTGACCAAACATAAAGTGGCTCCTGGTGATGGTGATTGAACGGGGAATTATAGGAAGGCTGGAAACTTTACAAAGACTCGTTATAATTTGACAGCTTTGTTTTAATGAAAGGGCTCAGTCATGGGCAAGACCGTAGACACTCTGACGACGCAGGACCTGATGGAAATTTTCGAGGTCAGCCACGTCACCATTTCCAGTTGGTGTGCCGGAACGCAGAAGCGCAAGCCACTGCCCCAGCTCGCGCAGACCGGTGGTGCCACCAAGCGCTCCAAGCAGTTTTCTGCCAAGGCCGTCACCAAGTGGGCCAAGCAGCACGACCTCGTCTTGCATCAAGACCCGGCTTCCGTGGCAAGGAACTGGGCACTGGCTAGTAAGGTCCGTGGGAAGCCGGGACCAAAGACCAGAGCAAGCCAAGGACTGGTGGCTTAACGTGGCCCAAGTCTCACTAACTAGGCAAGCACGGATTCCTTTAACTATTTCTTCTGCTCCTGCCCGGCCTAAAAGCCCCCTTAGTATTACCCCCTCTATAGAGGGGGGTACTAAGGGGGGACTTAGTGGCAACGACGTGGATGGGGTGGCTAATATTCTTACGCAAGCCGTGGCCTTGACCAAAGCCCAACGTAAAGAACTACTGGCTAGGCTGGCACTTGAGGCCACGGTAACCAAACCAGAGCAAAGCCGCGACGTGGATATGTGGACGCAAGCCTTGTATTCAGCTCTACAAACCGCGTTCGGGGCAGGGGATGGGGGACTGGCAGGGCCGGCCGTAATTAAACGCTTAGTGGCCGCTCCTAGCGCTTGGCGCCCTGTCGCCGACTTCATGACCGTCAGTCACTTTGACGAGCTTACCGTAACGGAGCGGCAAAGCCTGTACAAGACCTTGGCCGCCCTTGTAGTTGAGCAAGCCCGTGCCATTAGCTTGCGTAACAGCATTCCCCTCTCCGTAAAGCTGGCCGTGTCGTGCTCCGGTAACCTGCAGGCTCTATTTGACCGCTCGTTCCCCGGCTACTTGGCCTCGGGACTGGGACTAGTCGTGGCACGCAGAATCGTGGCCGGGACTCAGCCTCACTGAAACCGGCAAAATAATCTTTGTAAAGATTTATGCTATAATGGGGGTAACGGCGAAATCCCTTCGCCAGTTTTAGGAGCCTCAGATGAACAAACTTCCAGACGTAGCCCAGCTCGTAGTCGTCAACCATCTCCCCGACGCCACCATGTTCCGCGTGGTGGCCCATCAAGGAGCCAGTGGTGTTGGACTCATTGACGCCACTCGGGAGAGACCGGGACGGACTCAGGCGACCCAGTGGATTGACAAGTGCTACCTTGAATGGCCATCACCACAGCAGCGTCGTGACTTCACTCAAGTTGAAGGAGTCGGAGCATGACCTACGTGACCAGCTACCAACGCACCGTCAAGCCACGACGAGGGCCTGATGCAGGCAAGACCGTGACTCGTCACTACGTGTACGAGACCAAGGCCGACACCCCCATGCACAAGAGGCTCCGTGAAGCCTTCAAAGGTGAGACCCGTACCGGCGACAACATCAAGGTCTACGCCTGCTTTGTGCCGGGAATGCCACTTGACAAGCCAATCGTTACCGGAGGCACCAGGATATGACTGGCCGTCGTCTCATTTCATCAGCTGAGGCTGGAGAGGGGAAGAAGCAGCACACCACTCCGTGCTCAGACTGCCCAATGGCCCGTACCTCACTGCCGGGCTGGCTCGGCGGTTCTACTCCTGACGAGTACGTGGCTCTCTCCCACAGTGACCACATCATTCTTTGCCACGCCATCAAAAACACCCAATGCGCCGGCATGGCCATTTACCGGAAGCATGTCTGCAAGTCAATTGCTCCTGGTGGTCTCAAACTTGAGGCTGCTCACGGACTGGTCTTTTCTTGGCCCGCTGAATTTCTCAAACACCACAGGAGAGAAGTATGACCCCACGTTCTGTTATTTCCACGGTACTCAGCCCACTGTTCACCAACCTCAACAACCACCAGTCGATTGAGCTTCATGCCGGCCGCTGGTACCGGGGCATGACTGACAAGGGCGAAACTGGTCTTGTCGCTCGCTGGACTGGTTACGCGTTTGAGAATTCTAGCTGTGCGGACTTGAACGAGGCCATGTGCCAGTACCCACGCATCGTTGAGCTGGCCCCGGTCAACACGGCCGAAGCAGCCCCGCCGACGAACCAAGACCTAGTCGAAGCACTACGTTGGTTAGAGACTCTTGTCAAGAGTCCCACGGTGCCTTGGTCAGCCGGCCAGAAAGATGAAGCTGGGGCCTGTCTTGACCGGGCAAAACGCCGTTTTGAGGCACTGACCGGGCTCCCTGGCTGACTTTTTTACGTACCGCTTCCCCTCTCAGGGCCCAGTTTTGGGCCCTTTTTGTTGTCTTTTTTAGTTTTATTTGGCAAAAAGTCGGAATCTTTGTAAAGATTGTTGTTATAATTTAGTCACGCCAGTCAATTTCGACGGCGTAAATCAAACGGAGTACAGACATGACCAAAGCATCCAAACCGGCTACCACGACCACCGACATCCACGCAGCTTCCAATGCCGTCATTGCCAAGGCGATGGCCAAGGGAGACCTGGAGACGACCAAGGCAGCTCCCACCAACGGTGTCCTCAATTCCAAACGCGTGGCTCATTTCATCGACGCCCGTGCCATCATGCGCCGTCCCGGCTGGAATCCACGCTTCGACTTTGGTGAGATTGACGGTCTTGCCACGAGCCTTGCCGCGAACGGCATGCTCAACCCCATCCGCGTCAAGCGGATTGAACCCACGGTTCTTGATGACGGCAAGGGCAAGACTGGCACCCAAGTCTTCTTGTTCGAGCTGATTGACGGTGACCGCCGCCTGTCGGCTTTGGAGCACCTCATGTCCAAAGGCAAGTTCGACGCAGCCTTCCCCGAAGGCATCCCGGCCGTCATCGTTGACCGGGCACAGAAAGACCTGACCAGCCTTGTTCAGATGTTTGAGGCCAACAGCGGCAAGAACTTCTTGCCCTTGGAAGAGGCCGCCGCCTACCAGCGCATGAAAGACGCCGGCATGACTCTCAAGGCCATTTGTGCTGCAGTCGGCCGTGCTCAGGTCCACGTCAGTGGCATGCTTGACCTGATGAAGGCCGGCGACGACCTCAAGGGAGCTGTGGCCGATGGCTCCGTCAGCAAGACTACCGCCAAAGACATTGCCAAGGTGGCCAAGGGTGACAAGACCAAGCAGGCCGAGCTGGTGGCCCAAGCCAAGGCAGTCGGCAAGGACAAGACCAAACGCAGCAGCCTGCGCCGTAGCCTCGACAACACCAAGGTGGCCAAGGCCAAGTCCAAGGGCAAGGTCGTCAAGATTCGCGCCCTCGACAACAACGAGCTGTCCGCCATTGGCTCCAGCATGGCATCCCGGCTCTCGGACGAGATGAAGAACAACGGCTTCGACCTCGACTCCGACATGTACGCATGGCTCAAGGGCCGAGCAGAAGGTTACCGTATCGCCTTCATGTTCGGCGCCCTCGAAGCACTCAAGGTGGCGGCCGGCGCTGAGAACAAGCTGTTGACCGTCTGAGAGATAACCCACCCGCTAGCCTCGCGGGTCGGGGCTTGCAGGTGAGCATCCCGTTCACCATTACTAACTTACAGAGGAACTTCATCATGGCACACGAACTCTCACTCCGCGCTAACGGTAGCGCCGAAATGGCCTTCGTCGGCGAAACTCCGTGGCGTGGCCTTGGCCAGCCCGTCACCAAGGGAGCCAGCATCGGCGTTTGGGCGAAGGAAGCCGGACTTGATTGGACGGCGAAGGAAGGTATTGTTAAATTTGAACCCGAGGGCATGGGTCATTACATCCAAGCTGACGGCTACAAGATGCTGTACCGCTCCGATACGGGCCACCAGCTCGCCATTGTGGGCGACCGCTACGAGGTCGTCCAGCCAGTCGACATTCTTGAATTCTTCCGTGACATGACTGAGCACGAGGGCTGGTGGATTCACACAGCTGGCGTGCTCCGTGAGGGTCGCAAAATCTGGGCAATGGCCACCAATGGCGAGGACGCCAACGTGGGCCGGGGAGACAAGGTGGTCCGGAACCTCTTGCTGGCCACTAGCCTCGACGGCTCCATGAAGACCATCGCCAAGGAAACTACCGTGCGTGTGGTCTGCGCCAACACTCTGTCCCGTGCTCTCATTAACGAGCGCAACAAGAAGTACGTCGAGGTCAGCCACCGCACCGCCTTCGATCCGACCTTGGTGCGGCGCAGCCTGGGACTCAAGGGCGACGGCTTCAAGGTCTTCATGGCCAAGGCCAAAGAGCTGGCAGATACGCCCGTCGGTCTGACCGAGGCTACCGAGGTGCTTCGCCGGCTCTTCAAGAGTGACGAGAAAGAAGAGGCGAAACCCGACTTGGCTTGGCTGGTTGGCCTTGGTGCCAGCGCCGTGGCTCCTGCGGCCAAAGAAAGCCGGGTCGTTTCCCGGGCCTTAGAGCTGTTTTCAGGGCAGGGACGTGGGGCAACCCTCACCAGCGCCAAAGAAACGCGCTGGGGCCTGTTAAACGCGGTTACTGAGCTTGTCGACCATGACATGGGCCGCAGTGATGACACCAGAATGGACGCGGCTTGGTTCGGTCGCGGCGATGCCGTCAAACAGGCGGCCTTCGATCTGCTCACGGCCTGATTCGTCAGCGCCCGTATAAATGAGGGACTTCGGTCCCTTTCTTTTTGTCACCAAGGAATCACAATGCCTAAATTTGCCAGTACCAAAACCTTTGGCCACGAGCTTGGCCTTTCCGCCTGCTTCCGTCAATGGCGGGCGGACAGCCACTGCCGCTTCGTCCATGGCTACGCCCTCGCCATCAAGATGGAGTTCCTGGCCACCCACCTCAACAGCAAGAACTGGGTGGTTGACTTCGGCTCTCTCAAGCCCATCAAACAGATGCTTGAAAACACCTTCGACCACAAGCTCTTGGTGGCCGCCGATGACCCGCTCCTGGCCGAGTTCAAGCGGCTTGAGGAATTGGGCGGTGCCGAAGTCGTGGTGGTCCATGACACTGGCTGCGAGGCCTTTGCCAAGCTGATTGGTGACCAGGTCATCTATTGGCTCAGTCTGCAACCAGACCTTGACGGTCGCGTCTACCTGTCATCTGTCGAGGTCCGCGAGCACGGGGCCAACAGCGCCATTTATTACCCACTCAGCTGAAGGAATCGCCATGCCCACCGCTATCATTCTCCTGCTCGCCAACATCGCGTGCTTCGTCGTTCCTCTCCTGCTGTTCCCAGTGCCCACTGCTGACCCTGACTGGCTGGCCCGGCTCTTCACCATTGGGTGGATGCTGGTGGTGACCTGGATTTACGTATCGCTCCGCATTGGTGGCGACGTACAGACCTTTAAGGATGCTCTGACCAAACAGAAGAGCATTATGTACAAGGCTCTCAACGAACTGCCTGAGAACACCCTATGGGGCGCCCAGTACCGCATCATGATGGCCAGTGGTCAGGAGCTGCCTGCCACTCCCCAGTTGACCAAGACCACGTTGCTCTACGGCGCCCTAATGGCTGAGGAAATAGGTGAGACCTTATCAGCCCTTGGTGTCTTGTTGGCAAAAACAGCTCAGGACCGGAATGGACCCATTCATGCACTGGCCGCGAGTTACGCTACAACTGGCCACGACTTGATGAGGCGGTCCGCAGACTGGCGGAGCCGACTGTTGACCTTGCCCTATCAGGACAACCACATGGTCGAGGTCGCCGCCATGACGGACTTCCTTGATGGTCTCTGTGACTCGTTGGTCGTTGTCATGGGAGCCGCCCATGCCACTGGCCTGCCACTCAAGACCGCGTACTACGACGTGACGCAATCCAACCTGAGCAAGGCAAACCCAGTCACCGGGGTCATTGACAAGACTCCTGACGGCAAGTGGATCAAGGGCGTCAACTACATGCCCCCGGACCTGTACAAGCTGGTCGAGACAGTGACCCCACCCCACCTTCAGTTCAAGTCTGTTGATGACTAAGCCGACTGACCCGCTCTTCGACAACGTCGAGAAGGCCCTGTCCTTCGCCTTCAATCTTGAGCTTGGCAACCTTCCCGCCATCACCATGAACAAGATGATGGCGGAAGGGCCTCCGGAGAAGCTCAAGGGCCAGGGACCTATCGAAACCCCATCCCGCCCGTCCCCCAGCCTGGGAGCCCAACCCGGTGACCGGCTCTCCGGCCTTGATAGGGCCGCGCAGGCGGGTTTTATCCTCCAGTTGGTAGCAAGGCTAGACCGAGCCCATCAAAACACCTTGGCGGCCCGTTTAACGCGGCACCGAGACTCTTGCTCGTGCCGGAATGCCTGCTGTCGGGGCTGGCGGCCGAATAAAGGCTGGTCAACTGCCATCTACGGCCTGTGCGAGCTGCTTCAGGATACTGAGGACGCCAAGAAGGCCACCGGCAAGAGGGGGTTCAGCACCGACCCCAAATTGCGGAAGCTCCTCGTGGAGCGGTTTTTCTATAGCGGTCTTTCTCCTTTTTCCACCACGCGTCTAGCTGAGACCACCGGGGTCAGTCATGTGACGGTGGTCAAGCACAATGAATGGAGCGTCGCCATATTAGAGGCCGTTGAAAATGAGGCTTGGCAGCAAATAGGGGCCATCTTCGATGCTGAGGGGGTGACAGGCTGGCTACCGTAAATTTTTTCACAAAAGTGTTGACTTGATGAAAAATATGGTATTCTCGGGCCTCATTCATTAGTGGTCAGAATCTGGTCTGACGTTTAACAACGCCCCTTTTTAGGGGCTTTTTGTTGCCTCCGACCAACAGGGGCAGCTCTGAGAAGTTGCCGCGTCATGGGGGTCATGTTTGATCTCCGACATGGCCTCCTGGACTCGCGTCCGGTCGTTGGGCGACCACCGGCCTCACCTCAGCTTCGTGGTCCCTGGCCGGCTCTGTCAGGCGGTGGGTCAGGGTATTTTTGTCGTCAGCCGTATAGTTCGAAGCCACTAGCAATTCAAGACTTTTCTTCAACCTTAAAGTGAGGCCAGTATGTGAGTCAATGTCAACTCTGCGCGACTCGTAATGGGTGAGTCCCGTGGAGTAAAGGCCCAGTTCCGATCAGTCTTGGTCTAACCAGAGCGCGGAACAGTCAATGGGCCTTTACTCGACGGCGCCGCGAAAGCTGGTAATGGGATAGCAAGAGCCAAGGGTTAGCGCCTTGGCGAGAGCCTGATGTCTCCCTCCTCAAACACTGCTTCATGTGAGCTTGCTGCCAGCGCCTGCCGGCGCCGTCAACTACTAGTATGCAATGGACAGAAACCAACGTGGCCTCGGCCTTGGCCTTCGGAGCCCTCAATAGCAAGTCAGTCCTCGTCATTCCCAACTGTGGGTGGACTGGTTCTGAATGCGACCTCCTGGTCATTGAGAAGGGCCTGCGCATCATCGACGTGGAAATCAAGGTGAGCCGCTCCGACCTCAAGGCCGACTACAACAAGGACAAGTGGTGGGGCACCCGGCCATGGTCTCGACGAGCCGTACCCGGTCCCCACGCCAAGCGAGAGTGGCCAGCCAAGGTCTGGAAGCACTACTACGCAATCCCGCTCTCGTTATGGAACCCTGACCTCATCCCGTTCCTGCCACCAGCCTCCGGAGTCATTGGCCTGCGTCACAATAAAAGCAACAAAGCCGGTATAAGTCTCCAGGTCGTGCGCAGGGCAACTCCCAACAGGGACGCCAAGCCGATTAGTCCAGTGGATGCCATTGACTTGGCTCGACTAGCTAGTCTGCGCATGTGGTCAGCCTTACGGAGAGAACAGACATGATTCCAATTGAACACCCATCCACCAACAATGCCTTGGGCCTGCCACCCGGTATCGAAGTCAGCGAAGGCCGGCAAATCCTCCCACAGCTCCCCATTACAGTGGCAGAGGTTGGCGGTCAGCCGGCCATTATGAGTTTCTGGACTCTTGACCCCGAGGAACTCAAGCTCGTGAATGCTGGCAAGCCCGTCATCCTCATTGTCTATGGTGACCACCACCCACTGGTCTCCGTCTGCGTTGAGGCCGAAGGCTCTGGTTTCGTCACCGCGCACTGAGTCATGCGTCCGCTCTACATTTTTGACCTTGACGGCACCTTGCGTGACTTGAGCCACAGACTCCACCACCTGACCAACTTGCGAGACAAGGAACGGTGGCGCAAGTTTGAGGCTGAGTGTGGTCAGGACCAGCCCATACCGGCAGTCATCAAGACCATGAATGCGCTCCGTGCCACGGATGCCGAGATCTGGATTTTTAGTGGTTGCTCGACCGCAGTGCGTCAGCAAACCATCCAATGGCTCACCTACCACACGGACTTGACGGAAGCCGAACTGGACCTTGGCTTGACCATGCGTGACGTTGGTGACTACAACCCCGACGACGCCTTGAAGCAGCTCTGGCTGAGTGCGATGCTTATGGACGACAGACGCAGGCTCGTTGCCGTATTTGACGACCGTCAGCGAGTAGTTGACATGTGGCGGGCTAACGGCATTGCTTGCTTCCAGGTCCGTCCTGGCAATTTCTAGGTCTCGCGTATAGCTAGGCTAGGAGGAAGCCATGACTACTTTGTACATTTGGATGGTGGTAATTGCTGGCACTGTCAACGGACAGCCAGTCGAGATTGAGGGCTGGCAGAAGATGGCCGTGTTCAAGAACCCGAGCTACTGCCAAGCAACTGGCCGTCTCTGGCAAGACGTGACCAAGGCAATTTGCGTTACGGAGCCACGTCAGTGATTGCCGTAGTAGTCGGGCTCCTAAGCCTGTACTGGCTCGCCTTTGCCTACTTCCTGGTCGGCCCACTGTCGGGCCTCCAGTGGTGGTCCTTCGCGCTCCTGGCCCTGCCAGTTATTGCCTTTACTAGCAAGTCCGTGGGTGTCCTCATTGCCGGCAACCACAACGACGTAGAGGGCTGGTAATGTCCGCCAACGAGTGTCAACATTCATGGACGCGGAGCCGCTTGGGTGAGCGCGGGAGCTGGTGCCAGCACTGCGGCGTTAAAGTATACGACGTGGACGAGCGTCAATGCAAGGACTGCAAGCACAGCCGAACCCTATGGGACGACATGATCTGTAACAAGCATTTGATGCGAGTGGCACCCAGCATGAACGTGACCTTCAAGATCGCGGAAGGCTCTTGCTGGGAGTCACAACATCCATAACGGAGACTACATGACTTCGAGCACCGACAAGCAGGTCACGGTCTTCTGCGCGCACAGGGCTTGGGCAAACCCAACTACCAAGCAATGGGAACTCCACGGTATCTGTACTGACAAGAGCAAAGCCGAGGCTGAAGCCAAGCGAATTCAAGGCTTCGTGGGGCCAATCATCCTCGACAATCCAGTGCCAGACCAACGCACTGTGTGGCCAGTAAGCTCCTGGCCACGGTAACTAAAAGGGTCAGGGCAAGCGGTGACCGCGCACTTCCGACTATGAGTGACTTCTAGGGGCTCTTGGTTGGGAGACCGTAAGACAATTAAGCACTAGAATCGTTCTAGTAGCGCTGGCTACGTTGGCAGTTGAGCCAACACAGCTTCTGACTGGCGACCAGTTAATGGCATCAATTTAGCCTATTACCACAAGCAAACGGGAAGGAACGTACAGCTCCCCTGCGGGTAGTCCTAACGGGTTGGTTCACCCGGCTGATAACGACCACTCGTGACCGGACATGATGGCTTGCGCGCGCAGCATCCGGGAAAGGGCTTGGCCAGCCTTTCATCCAACACGGCCATTGGTAGCCCACGCAGAGACAGGGACATGCTCCTCCCTTTCCCTTTGCGTGGGCTTTCCTTTTGCTTACCGTATTACGGTAATTGCTTACGTACGTGAGATACAGAACAAAGACGGTAAGGTAAACTTTCAATGAAAACAACACTAACTGGACGAGGCGGACCACGACCCGGTAGCGGCCGTCCTAAAGGATCGCTGAGCAAGATAGCAGAGGAGTCCAGGCAACTGGCACTGGCTACTGGCGAGCTGCCCCACCAACTGCTCCTACGCATTGCCCGCGGTGAAGTCATTTACCGTGAGACCGTCGACAAAGATGGGAAGGTGAGTCGCGTGGTTGAGAACTACGACTTTGAGGCACGCAAGTCGGCTGCGGTAGCAGCGGCTCCGTACTACGCGCCAAAGATTAGTACAGTGGAGGTCATTACCGGAGTCAACGATGACGAGCTTGATCGCATCATTAAGGAGCTTGCCGCCCAAACAGGCACTAATCTTGGCAATGGCGGAGAAGAGCCGTCGGATGAAGAGGAAGGAAGCCCACCGCGTAGCCGTCGAGCAGTCTTCTCCTAGTCAGGAACTGCCACCTGACTTTGCCGACGTACCGAGTCTGGTCCTTAATAAGGGCCACGTGTTTAGTGACCTTTACTACAAGAAGGCCACGTACAAGATTTATTGGGGAGGCCGGGGAGCTGCGAAGTCCTGGGCCTTCGCCGAAGCACTCATTCGCCTAGCCAGTGCGTCTAGTCTCCGTATCCTCTGCTGCCGTGAGTTCCAGAACAGCATTAGGGACAGTAGCCACAAGATCCTCAAGGACACTATTGAGCGCCTTGGCATGTCCAGCTGGTTTACCGTAGGTGAGAAGACCATTACGAGCCGGGTCGGTGCCGAGTTCATTTTCAAGGGCCTGTTCAATAACGAGAACGGCATCCGCTCGACTGAGGGCGTGGACATTTGCTGGGTTGAGGAAGCCCACTCCGTAAGCGAGCGCTCGTGGCAAGTCTTGCTGCCGACCATTCGCAAGGACACGTCGGAGATTTGGATTAGCTTCAACATGGATGACGAGAACGACGCCACCTACCGTCGCTTCGTCACCACGCCTCGCACTGACTCCATCGTCCATAAGGTCAACTACGACAGCAACCCCTACTTCACGGGCAAGCTGAAGAAGGACATGGAGGATGACCGACGCAACGACTTCCATTTGTACGAGCACATTTGGTTGGGGATGCCGAGGAAGATTTCCAATGCCATCATTCTGAGTGGCAAGTACCGCGTCCAGGAGTTTGACGACGAGCTCTGGAAGGAAGCAGACAAACTGCGCTTCGGTGCCGACTTCGGCTTTGCGCAGGACCCGTCCACCCTCATCCGCTTTTTCATACTTGGGCGGACCCTGTACATTAGCCATGAGGCCTATGGCATCCACGTTGAGCTTGACGACATGCCTACGTTCTACGACGGCGTGCCCAATAGCCGGGACTGGCCCATTGGTGCCGACTGCAGCCGACCCGAGACCATTAGCTACATCCGCCGCCAAGGCTACAACATCTATGGTGCGGAGAAATGGGATGGCAGTGTCAAGGATGGCATTACGCACTTGCGTGGCTTTGACTCCATCATCATCCACCCACGCTGCACCAAGACCGCAGCCGAGGCCTTTCTATACCGCTATAAGGTCGATCCCAAGGTGGTGGACGAGGCAGGCCAGCCCCAAGTGCTCCCGGTCGTTGTGGACAAGCATAACCACTGCTGGGACGCCATCCGGTATGGCCTCGACGGTGAGATCCAACACAGCGGTGCCCTTGGAGTATGGGCACGCCTTGCCGGAACTACTATTTCATGATCACCACCATCACCATACCAGGTAGGAAGCGCAGGACAGCGGACGGCCGGAGTCTGGAAGACCTTTACGACGAGTTGACAGAGCGAGTGCTTGAGGCCCTGAACATGGCGGCTGGCAAGACCCACGACGACTATGACCCGTCCAAGCACCCCCATCAACCGGCGGGCTCTAGCAAAGGTGGTCAGTTTGCGTCAGTGGTCAAGGCTGGCGTAAAGCCCACATCGGCCTCGACCATGGTGCCCAAGCATGCGGCGTATGAACTGCTCTCAAGCGGTCACCCCTTCACCTTGAACGAGCTACTTGAGATTACGGGCCATACCAACGCCAACACCATGAAGTCGTTCATCTCGTTCTTTAAGAACCCGAAGACGGCTCCCAAGGCTGGTGCCCTTGATATCAAGAAGCTGCCTAATGGGGCTTACCAGGTCGTGACCTCGACTGGTGAGGTGGCCACGGCTTTGACCACTGAGGGCTCACAGATTGGCGCCATCCTGACGCAGACCATGCCTGTTGACACTCCTGCCAAGCAGCCGTCCAAGTCGGCGAAGGACCTGGCCAGTGCTGAGTACGACCAGAAGATGACCTTTGCCCTGTTTGACATGGGCAAGGAAATTCAGAAGGCTTTTGATCAGGGTGACCTATCCGCAGCGAACTTCGCCGTGCTTGAGTACAAGACTCAGAAGGCCCACTTGATGGCCAAATGGTCGGAAGCAGTCCATGGCATTGCCAAGGCCCCGATGGTACAGCAGCTCTTCAAAGCAGACAATGCCTTGGCCCTTGACCTTTTTAACAAGGCCGAGAAAGCGACGGCGGGTACTTGGTCTGCCACGCTCAAGGACAGCATCATTCAGTGGAAGACCAATACGCTCCTGGAGAAGCAAGGCAAGTACCCACCAGTGGTCAAGACGGACAAGCCTGCCACCACTCCCACGGCCGTCATGGCCTCGACTGTGGCAGACCTGACCAACTACAAGCCAGTGGCTCCCAAGAACTACGACTCGTTGGTACCTTCGACCTTCGAGCCCATTGGCCCCAAGGACATAGTGAATGGCAAGTTCCAGTCTGGCATCCTGGCTCTCAAGGAATTGCTCTCCGGTCTGTCGGGCAGTAACATTGGCAACAAGAAGTCCGTGGCTACGAAGCTGTCGGAGCGCTTGAAAGACAGTCACAACTTTATCCAACTGAAGAAGGCCCTGAATAGTCCTCAGGATGGGTCAATCGGGAGCCTTGAATCCAAGCTTGTCAAAGTATGGGCCGGGAGTAGTGGTGACAGTAACCCAATTAGCTGCGCCCTACAGCTCGCCGTCAGGGATGGGTTTGCCCAGCCGACCGACGCCGTATCTTTCAAGGCTCTGGCTAGTGTGGCTCAGTTGGGTGAGGACAAGACTTTCATTCAGGGTGCCTACCAGCTTGGCCTAAAAATAGAGACGGACGAGCAACTCAAGACCTTCAAGGCAGGCTTGCAAGAGTTCGTCCATGCCCAGTACCATGAAACTCAAGACCTACTAAGTCAGCATGGCATCAAAGACGTCTACCTGGCTCGGGGCATGAAACTGAGCACGGCCACGCAGACCCACGCCGGTCCTAGCAAGCTCAAGCTCCAACCAGCCAGCTCGTTCAGTGCCAACTACTCAACGGCCAAGTCATTCGCCAGTGGCGGCACGGTCTACCTCACCAAGGTGCCAGCCAGTCAGGTACTCAGTACTTATATGACCGGGTTCGGCTGCACCAGCGAGCATGAAGTAGTGGTGCTCGGGCATCATGCCCTTGACAGCTATTCGTTGCCGTCGACCTCCGCCGCCTCTGCGACCTCTGCCACGGAGAAGCTGCGTGAGGTGTTGAGTGCTTTTGGCATTGGCAAGAAAAAGAAGGCAAAGGCAGTACCATGACGCAGGTCATTGACATTGACGCGGACCAGCAAGACGCTGACTGGACCAAAACCTCCTGGGACTTGCCACCGTACAAGAGCCCGGAGTTCTTCCAGGTGATGGGGGCTGACCTCGACCTGGCTTGGTTTCGCAGCACTGAGACCTACACTAGGGCCGTAGACGCTGGCCTGATTCACGACGACGAATGGGTTGACTCATTCTTGCAAGACTCAAACCCCCGGTCCAAGGGCCGGGTCATCATTCACTACCACAAGGATTGACCATGGACGATACCAACCAAGACCCACAATTGACGGACGAGCAGAAGGCAGCAGCGCTCGCCGCTCAAACCCCACCCCAGAACGACCAGGACATGGCTGGGAGCGACCCAACGGCTACTGCCCCTGTCACCCCCTCGGATCCGGCAATCGACGCTCCTGCGGCCGCTCCCAAGAAGTTCTACGCACGACCCTCGAACCCGGCCACCCAACTGGCAGACCTGTACCACGCCACGGCTAACAAGATTGAGGCCGCCGCTGACTACGTGGAAGGTGCCATCGTGGACGACCTGGTGGAAGCAGTTGAGGCGGTCGAGGTCAGCGAAGCCAGTCACCCGCTGGTCTTCCAATACAAGGCCGACATGCTGGCCTACCTCAAGAGCCTGTAACCAATGGCGAAGCAATCCGTCAAGGCTGCTATCAAGCAAGCCACTACCGCGGACCGGCGAGCCCGTGACGGATTGAACACCGGCACCTCGCTCAACGCGGTTCCCACTGGTGACAACTTTGTCAACTTTGCCCATAAGATGGGCTTCGGTGCTGACAACCCGCTGACCTCTGCCACCTACGGCTACAACCCCATCACCCGCCAGCCGGTCCAGCTCGAATGGATTCACCGGGGCTCTTGGCTGGGTGGGGTTGCCGTCGATCTGGTGGCCGATGACATGACGCGGGCCGGCGTCGACTTCCTGACCGAGCTGGAACCCGGTGACCAGGAGGTCCTGGAGAACGAGGCCGTCAACCTCGACATCTGGGGCAAGACCAATGAAACCATCAAATGGGCTCGGCTCTATGGTGGCTGCATTGCCGTCATGCTCATTGACAAGCAAGACCCGAAGACGCCGCTCCGGCTTGAGACCGTGAGCGAGGACCAGTTCTGCGGCCTCCTTGTCCTTGACCGCTGGATGGTTGAGGCGTCAGTGGAAGACCTCGTCACGGACTACGGTCCCATGATGGGCTTGCCCAAGTACTACCGGGTGCAGTCCAATGCCCCGGCCTTGCGTGGCCAGACCGTCCACTATAGCCGGCTCGCGTTCCGCATGGAAGGCATCCAGTTGCCTTACCGCCAGCGCTTGACTGAAAACTTGTGGGGCCTCTCCGTCATTGAGCGTCTCTACGACCGCATGATTGCCTTCGACAGTGCCAGCACCGGCGCTGCCCAGTTGGTCTACAAGAGCTACCTGCGGACGCTCAAGATGAAGGGGTTCCGTGACATTGTGGCCAGCGGTGGCAAGCCATTGGAAGGGCTTGTGTCGTCGGTCAACATGATGCGCCGCTTCCAAGGCATGGAAGGCATTACCATGCTGGATGCCGAGGACGAGTTTGAAGTGCAAGGTCACTCGGCCTTCAGTGGCCTGAGTGACGCGCTTACCCAGTTCGGTCAACAGCTCAGTGGTGCGCTTCAGATCCCACTGGTCCGGCTCTTCGGTCAGTCACCCGCCGGCCTCAATAGCACTGGTGAGTCTGACCTGCGCATGTTCTATGACCACGTCCGGCAACAGCAGCGCAAGACCATGACGGTTGGCATGACCACCATCTACAAGCTCATCGCCCAAAGCAAGGGCATCAAACTGGGGGATGACTTCCGCCTCGACTTCTCAAGTCTCCTGGAGCTTGATGACAAAGAGCGGGCAGACGTGGCCTCGACGACGCAGACCGCCGTCAGCAATGCGTTTGAGAATGGCCTTATTGGTCGACAGACGGCACTCAAGGAATTGCGTCAAAGCAGCCGGGTGACTGGTATCTTCACCAACATCACCAGCGAGGTCATCGAGGCCGCAGATGACGAGGTGGCGCCACCAGAGCCGGAGACCGGTAACATGGACCTGCCAGGAGACGAAGGAGATAGCAATGCTGCCAATGGACAGGCGCGGGATTCGGTCACGGTGGCTCATCGCCCGGTTCGCCGAAAGCTCGTATAACACGCAGCTCCGCCGGGTGGCCCGGCACATTGACCACCTGATCAAGGGCTTCCTGCCTGAGGACCTCATCAAAGACCCTACCCCGGTCACGACGATCCTCAACGCCTATGCCCGGCTCCTGCTTCCGTGGGCCACCTCGGTGGCTAACTACATGGTGACCGACGTAGACCGTCGCGACGCCAAGCAGTGGAAGCAGAATAGCAAAGACATGTCCGCAGCCATTAGGACAGAGATTGCCCATGCCCCGACGGGTCAGGTCTACCGCCAGCTTATGCGCGAGCAAGTGGACCTGATTACGAGCCTCCCCACAAAGGCGGCAGAGCGGGTCCACGACCTTGCCACGCTGGGTCGTACTCAGAGCACCCGGGCTCAGGAGATTGCTGCCGACATCATGCGGACTGGCCAGGTCACCACCAACCGGGCCAGACTCATTGCCCGGACTGAGGTGGCCCGTTCCGCCGCCTTGTTTACGCAGGCCCGTGCCCAGTTCGCTGGCAGCGATGGCTACATCTGGCGGACCAGTGGCGACCATGACGTGCGCCTGACCCACCAGGACATGGAAGGCAAGTACGTGCGGTGGGACCAGCCACCGAAGACCGACAAGAACCTGGAGCCCTACCACGCGGGCTGCGGCCCGAATTGCCGCTGCTACGCAGAACCCGTTTTACCCAACCTTTGAAAGAAGACTATGGCAACCGCTTCCCTTGACCTCGCTACCCGCACTGCAGTCATGCAGGCCATCATCACCGCCATCGGAGCCACTGGTGGCAAGATGAAGCTGTACAACGGTACTCAGCCCGCTAACGCCGGCGCTGCCTTGTCTGGCAACACTTTGCTCGCCACCCTCAACTGGCCCAGCGTCCCGGTTGGCACTGCCACCGGTGGTACCATCGACTTTGACGAGGCCAGCGCCACCCAGAACAATGCTACCCATGTGGCCGGCACTCCGACCTTCCTTGACCTGACGACCTCGGGTGACGTGGTCAAGTTCCGCATCCCGCTGGGTGCTGGCTTCTGGACCTTTACGGGGGCTGTGGCCACTGGTCAGAACGTCACCTTGACTTCCCTCGTCACCAACGCCGGTAACCAGTAAGCAATGCCGACTCCGGTCAATACCACCTGGAACGCACCGTCCGGGACGCAGACCGTCTTCGGTGGCCGGTTCGGTGCTCAGGTCACCGGGTCCTTCGGCCTCGACGACGCTGCCTTCTCCGGTGGGCTTGGCATCCAGGTCTCAAACGTCAGCGGCTCTTTCAGTCTCGACGATACTACTTGGCCTTCTGGAGTACTGAGCGGCCCACCGGCATGGTTCACCTCGCTCTCTCTGCTGACTTGGACGCAGATCGGCAGCAACACCATTCAGGATGTCAATCCCGCGCAGGACGCGGCCATCAATCCAAGCGGTGGCGGTACGAATAGTGCGCCGTGGACGCCAACTGGGGTTCTCTCCGACATGACCAACCAATGGTCTGGCGGTGCGTATGACCAGTCCATTGACCAGATGTGGGTCAGCGGCGGTGGTCATGCTGGCTATAAGGGCAACGAGTGCTACTCAATTGACTTGAAGCAGGACGTGCCGGTCTGGGCGCGACGCGGTTATCCATCTGGTTCCATTCAGAAGCCAAATCCGGGTGGCTTCGCGGCGGATGGGGCCAACAACTCGTTGCTACCGGATGGCCGCCCGCATGCTGTCCACAACTACAACCTGCTGACGACGGACAACGCAGGAAACCTTGTTTTGATGGCTCGTGGATTCCAATGGAATGGAGTAGCTACCAACTTCGGCTATCGCTTTATGGGGTCAACCAACGATTGGGATACATCAAATCCTTACGCAGGAATTGGTTCCGGAGTTACTGGTTCTTGTTGCTATGATCCAGTGCGTAATGTGGTTTGGTACGCTTCAGGGGCGGTCATCGCCAGCGTCAACCTGGTCACCGGCGTAGTTACCACGACCTCCATCAGCACCGGTGGCAACGTGGATGCGTACTACTCCCACATGGAGTACGACACGACCAGGAATTTGGTTGTTCTTTTTCTTGGTGCTCCTGGTGGTGGGGCATGGGCTTCTTCCAGCGTCGTTTTCTTTGATCCGGCCAATCCTGTGACTTTGTTCAACGCTCCTCAGGCCGCCCTTCCGTTTCAATGGGGTTCCTATGGAATCGTATACGACGGGGTCTCAGATCGCTATCTCGTATGGAGTGGTGGAAGCACTCTGAAAGTTATTACTCCACCAGCAGCATCGCCATCCACCAATAATTGGATTCATTCAACAATGACTCCCAGTGGCACTCCATCAGCGCCGTCATCCAATGGCACTCAGGGCCGCTTCCGCTTGTCGCAGAAATATGGCTGCGCCTTCCTTCTTAACCTCACGACTGAGAAGTTGTGGGCGCTGAAACTTCATTGAGGTAACGCTGTGAGTATTTCATATGTAGGCACAGGCGCCGTTGTTGTGGTTGCGACAAACAGCACTCCAGTCAATGTGCCAATGCCGTCCGGCGTGGCCTCGGGTGATCTTTTGGTCATGTTTTGGAGTGTTGGAGATCATTTCACCCCGATCACGCCGTCAGGCTGGACAGTACTTGGCGGAGACTCCATTCCGTTGATATTCCGGAATGCCATGTACAGCCACTACCGAGTGGCTGGTGGGTCGGAGCCTGCGAACTATCCGGCTCAGGCCAATGACGGAACAGGCCACCAAGGAAATGTCTGCATTGCGGCCTTTCGTGGTGTTGACACCACGAATCCAATCAATGTCTTCGCAATCAGCGGGCAACAGGCCACTACGGCGGCGCCAACTTCCCCAAGTGTCACCACCACGGCTGCAAACTGCGCACTCATTGCCTTTGCGATTGAGTACAACCAGCATGCACCAACGCTGACGGTTCCGAGTGGATCAACGCAAATTCAAGATAGCACCGCCAGCGGAGCCACTTTCAAAACTGCTTACAACCTGACAACGGGAGCTGCCGGGTCTTACAACCCCGGTGCGTGGTCGTCTAGTCCTGCCAACGACTTCACGACGATGACGATCGCGCTGAAGCCGCTTGCCGGCCCGGCCTCTGACCTGAGTGGTTCGTTTACGGCAGAGGACGTGACCTGGCCTTCTGGGGCCATCAGCTCCATTGCCTCGTCACTGACTGGCACCTTCAACCTCGACGATGTGACTTGGTCGGGTCTACTGGCGCCTCAGTCTGGTACAGTGGCCACGCAGGCCTTCAAGAATGATACTGGCTCCTTGCTGGTCAACTTCACGGTGCCCAAGCTCGCGGTCCTCAGGTTGAGTGACATGACCAACTTGTTGACCCTGACCAACCAGGTGACCAATCCATCCACCGGCGTGCTCACGGTCTCCTCCCCTGCCCTAGTGGCTGGCACTGACGTGCTCGTGGTGACTTCTGACGCCACCGGTGCCAATGTCGGCAATCAGAAAAGGACCGTGACATGAGTTACCGCTTCGCCGGCGACATGATGGCTGGTGCCTACCACTTTGGGACTAGTGGGCTGGGGGTTCTTGGCTCAACTGTTCCAAGCACGGGGCAGCATGGTCCCAGCTTCCTGTACGCCTGCCTCAACCTGCCAGCAGATGCCGACGTCGAGGTCCGTGGCCTTGTACTGACGACCCCAAGCGCTGGCAACTGGTTCGCCTACGAAGACGGCTCCTTTACCCTGAGCAATGCCCCTGACGGCGCCTACACCTTCACCTTCAGGCTCTTGGCTGACGGGGTGGACATGGGGGTGGCGACTGGCACCATCCTGATTGGTAACAGCTCGATCCTCACAGGCTCCTTCAGCCTCGACGACGCGACCTGGTCGGGGGTCCTGGCCTCATCCAATGGGAATGCCCTGACTGGCTCCTTCAGCCTCGACGACTTTCAGTTCGTTGGCAACATCGCTGGCTACGGAACCGTGGCGGCCGAGGCTGGGCCGAAGTACAGGGCCCACAGCTGGCAGAATTACTAAACCACTCTACTTTGTAGAAAGAACGCTCCATGTCGAATCAGTACTCCAACACCCACCGTAACAACTCGATGACTCAGCTCAACACTGACATCGGGGTCAATGCGCAGATCATTTGCTACTCCGGCTCCCCACCCGCCAACGTGGCCGCCGCTGTGACTGGTACCCTGCTGGTCCAGTTCGCCGGCAATGCCACCGCCTTTGGTGCCGTCGCCAGTCAGCAGCTGACTGCCAATGCCGTGGCCAGCGTCAATGCCGCCGCCAGTGGCATTCTGGGCTACTACCGCATCAACACCAGCGGTGGCACACCGGTGGCCCAAGGTACCATCTACCAGTCCACTCCGCTGACGACCAATGCCTTGACTGCAGCCAACAGCAACGTCCTCAACTTCGCCGCCACCACAGGCGTCGTGGCGGGTATGTCGATTTCTGGTACTGGTGTCATCCCGGGAACTACGGTGCTGGCTACCACTGGTACCACGGTCACCATGAGTCAGGCCAGTACCGCTGGTGTCGCCAATGCAGCGGCCATCACCTTTGGTGGTGACATGACGGTGGCCAATACCAATGTGGCCGCGGGTCAGAGCTGCCAATTCACCAGCTTGGTGGTGACGGCTGCGGGAGCCTAAACGGTGCTCCTCCTAACCTCGACCTCTGACCTCGTTCAGCTTGTCACTGGTGCGGCGGCCACGGTCAAGGTCCATGCCTCCTACGTCGACTACGCTTCTGGTGTCCAGACGCCGGGGCGCAATAACCCGGCTTCGATTGCCACGGCGACTACGACCACTATTGTAGGCAGTCCGGCCGCCTCGACCCAGCGCAATGTCAAGCACCTGAACATCATGAACACCCATGCTTCGGCCTCGTGCCAAGTGACGGTGATTCATACTGACGGCACGAATGCCAGCGAGATGGTGACCTGTACACTGCTGCCTAGTGAGACCCTGACTTTTGAGGATGGTACCGGCTGGGAGCATAGTGACGCACAGGGTGCTTTTTATACCTACGCCGGGCCTTCTTTGACCAACCTGGGGGCCACTGGCACCTTGGCTGAGACGATGCCCCGCGAGATCTGTCCCGAGGTCAATACGGCAGTCGGTGCCTCGGGTACCATGTTCATGCAGGCCATCTACCTCAAGGCCGGCACCTTGGTGAGCGCTATCAGTCTCTGGTCGGCAACGACTGCGGCTGGTACTCCCACCAACTACTGGGCGGCCTTGTACAGCTCGGCGCTGGCCTTGCTTGCCCAGTCGGCCAATCAGACTACCACTGCTTGGGCGGCCAATAGCAAGACCACGTTCAACATGACGACTGCATATAGGGTCCCCACGTCGGGCCTCTATTACATCGGCTTCATGATGACGGCGACCACAGTCGTGACCCTCAAGGGTGGTACGGCAAAAACTGGTGGTCAGTTGGCGGCGGCTACCCCGGCCATCGCAGGGACCTCGACCACTGGCCTGACCACGACCCCACCGTCTACGGCGGGAGCAATTACCGGAGGCACGGCCACCATCTATGGAGCCGTTTCATGACCTATGGCAGTACTCGGATGGTTTGACCCGCTACTAGTCGCAGACTCCTGGTTTGACCCACAGTTGGCTATCGGTGGGTTCTTTGACCCCAGCTTCGCCGCCAACAACACCCTGTTGTTTTCCACGGCTCTGTTCGAGCCACTAGAGCCAGTGGTGGGAGTGGCAGCAAGCACGGTGACGGCTTCGACCTCACTGACAGAAGTCGAGGTCAGTCACAGCGTTGTGGGGTCAGTTATTGCCACCGCTGGCATCTTGACTGAGGCCGAAGCATTGACGGTAGTGGCCGGCCCTGCCATCGTCACGGTAAGCAGTTTGGCAGAGGGAGTAGAGCCAATTTTGCTCGGAGCGTCCCCGATCATACAGCCCTCTGTCACGGCAACGGAAGTGGTTGAGACGAGTACGGCCACGGGAACCTCGACTATCTCCGGTTCAGTTGAGGTGAGTGAAGGCGTTGAGTCAATGGTCGTGAGCATGACCCCACTCATTCAGCTGCTAACGAGCTGGCTAGAAACTGGTGAGGTCACAGTCGTGGCTGGGTCCCCCGTGGTGGCCCTGCTGGCTAGCCTGACCGAGGCCGAAACCATTCTGGTCAATGGTGCCAGCGCTATCAGTGCTTCTACGTCCTTGATGGAGTCAGACCTGCCTACCTCCGCAGCCGGTCCGGTCATCGGCTTGAGTGGGGCATTGGCTGAGGGCTTCGACTCCCTGGCTGCTTCCGTCGGCACCTTGGTGGGTTTTGCTTCTGACCTGCAAGAGCTGGGGGAAATGGCCACCAGCACCTTGACCTTTGTAGTCTCGCTGAGTGTCAGTGTGACCATGACCGAGACCGGCGAGCCCGTGACCGGGAGCCTTGGTACGGTCATTGGCCTGAGTGGTTCGGTAGCCGAGCAAGACCAGTCGTCAGCAATAGCTACTCCGGTCATTTCCGGGCAGATTTCGGTGGCAGAGGCTGCTGAGCTCGTTCAGGCTTTCCTCGTAGTCACGTGGGCGGCCCTCCAAATGGTTTGGGACGTGCGGGAAGGGGGTGACAAGGCCACAGTGGCAATCGCGTCTCTAATCACGGTCTCTGGCTCTCCTAGCGAGGGTTTAGATGTAGTGGTGGGGGCGGGAACGTCAAGTATCCAGTTCCAGGTCGCCGGGCTTGAGGCTGAGCGTCTAGATGCTAGGGTTTCCCCTATCCTCAATCTAACGGCCTTGGCTACGGAGACTTTGGAGCCAGTCCAGTTCCGGGTCGACCCTTTGACTGGGCTCAGTGCTGACCTGCGCGAGCAGTTTGAGACTTGGGTCACTACGGCGGCCCTGCCGATTGACGGCTCAGTGGTCGTGGTGGAAGACGTTGACAAGACCACTGCCACCCTTTTCTTCTGGTGGATCTATTTCCGACCTCGCTCCTCTCCCAAGTTCCAGACTCAGGGGATGGTGCGGACTTGGACGACCACCAGTCTTATTAGTTCATGGCCAACAAGGTAACAAGGAGGTTTTGATGAAACCTGGAATTACACGCAGTAGCACCGAAGACCGGGGACCCCCGGGCGGAGCTGTCATTCACACGGTCGAGCAGTTGGGTCCCAACAGCCACCGGCTCCCGAATGGCTCACTCTTGTACAAGAACGTGCCCCTCGCCCGGACTGGCTGGATGATGTATGGGCCACGTGAGACCCCCATCAAGACCAACGACTCTGGCATTGCCTATGTCGAGCGTGACGCCGACACCCTGTTCCAGGACGCCACCATTGGCTCCTGCGTCGGCGCGGCCATTGTCAACGACCACCCGCCGGTGGACGTGACACCGGGCAATTGGAAGAACTATGCCCACGGCATCTGCCTTGAGGCACGGCGGGGAACTGGAGATGACTCAGATGTCATTCTTGGTGACCTGCTGATTACGGATTCGAAGCTGATTGACGAAGTGCTGAAGGGCAAGCGTGAAATCAGTTTGGGATACGACGCGGACTATATGCAGACCGGTGATGGCCTTGGGCGTCAGTCCAACATCATCGTCAACCATGTGGCCCTTGTCGGGAAAGGTCGCTGTGGTGCTCGCTGCGCCATTGGTGACGAAGACTCTGTTTCAACCCTTAACGTGAAGGATCTGTCGATGACAGCCCAGCGAGTAAATACCGGTAGCGGAACCCGCCGCCGCGCAGTCTTCGACGGACTGCGGAAGTCGTTCGAGGACGCCGATGCGCTCTTGAACGAAGACGGTGAGGACAGCAACGACACTCACATCCACATTCACGCCGACGGCGAGCGCTCTACCACGGGCGACCAGCAGACGGCTGACGCGGCCCAGGTCAACGACCGGTTGGCCGTGGTGGAGGACGCTCTTGAGTCCATCGCCTCGACTCTGTCAACCCTGACGGACGCCGTGGCCGGTCTCACGGAAGCCCCGGCTGGCCGCACCAAGACCGGTGACGATGATGGCAGCTCCAAAGAAGGCGACTCCACGGACAGCCGTCTGCTGGAAACCGGCTTCAAGAAGGTCATGGCGCAGGCTGAGGTGCTCATCCCCGGCTTCCGCTTGCCGACCTTCGATGCCGCTGCGAAGATGGCCGATACGGTCGAGTCGATGTGCAACCTGCGCCGCAAGGTGCTGGATGCCGCCTACCAGACCACCGACGG